GTCACGCTTGCTTCTGACTGAGTAAATGGAACGACCGGTTGCCGTGGCTATCTCTTCCTCTGAGAACCTGCCAAAGAGATGAAGCTCGGCTGCTGTCCATGGTCTGCCGGTCATCTTGCTGATGAGTGGTGCGCCGATACGCGATGCCTGGCGAGTGATTGCCGATTCGGAACGCTCAAGTTTTTCTGCGATAACCTGAACAGGCATTGTTCTTCCAACTTCATGCAGGAACAGGTTTTCCCACGGTTGCCAAAGTTCGCTCATTGGTTCTCCTTAAGGCGATACATACAGCCGCCGATCGTTCCGTTTCCCCATTCCTCAGCGATCAGGTGTTGTTGTATTTGGTCCAGAGCAGGGCCTGAGATGAATGTTTGTTGCATCTCTAAGTTAGGTGCCCATCCCTCGTAATATGGCTCGTGGTAATTAAGGGTGATTCCTTCTGAATGGCTTAGTGCGCCTGCTGAAGTTTTCCATCTGTGGAACGCAGTGATGTTGTTCCGCGCAATGTCACTGTGACGCTTGAGGACGGCACCGAGAAAGATGTGCAGGTGATGACTCAGGTGGTTGATCTGCAGTCTGGTGACGTCGTAACGCTCAACGACATTCGTGGTCGTTACGAGTGCTACACCGACACCGGTCCATCATTCCAGAGCATGAAGGAGCAGAACCGCGCAGAGATTCAGGAGTTGCTCACTAAGGTTCCACAGGGTACTCCAGAGTGGCAGATGCTGTTGCTGCAATACTTCACGCTGCTTGACGGTAAAGGTGTCGAGATGATGCGTGAGTACGCTAATAAGCAACTCGTCATGATGGGTCTCAAGAAGCCTGAAACGCCTGAAGAGATTCAGATGGTTCAGCAAGCTCATCAACAACCCAAGGAGCCAACGCCGGAGCAAATCGCTGCTCAAGGCCAGATGCTTATGGGTCAGGCTGAGTTGATTAAGGCACAGAACCAACAGGCTCAGATTCAGGTCGATGCAGCCAAGGTTGAAGGCCAGAACCAGCTTAACGCAGCTAAGGTTGCAGAAATATTCAACAACATGGATATCGATAAGCAAGCGGAGTTCAGAGAATTCCTCAAGCTTATGGGCCAATTCCAACAACAGCGTAGTGATGATGCTCGCGCTAACGCTGACCTGCTTCTAAAAGACGCAGACCAAACACATTCACAACGCATGGATTTCGCGAATCTATTGCGACAAGTTCAAACACCCTCCGGCGGCGTAGCCGAGAATCCTCAATAAGAGAGAGTTAATCATGGAACAAACCACCGAAATTCAGGCAACTGAAGAACAACTCCTGCCCGTCGATAACGCGGCGGCACCCGCAGTCGATCCTTCGCTAAATGCCAATAGCGAAACTGGACAGGAAGAAGGCTTCGAGATTGTCCTGAAAGACGATGAGAACAAGCCAAAGCAAGACCCGGAAACCAACGCGAAATTTGCACAGCGTCGCATTGAGCGCAAGCGCCAGCGTGAACTCGAGCAACAGGCTGAAGCAGTTAAGCGCGGAGAGTTACCGGAGAACTTACGGGTTATCCCTGAAATTCCAAAGCGCCCTAATCCCAATGACTATTTGTCAGATGAGGGGCTGGCTAAGTACAACTACGACAGCACTCTTGCCCTCGCCCAATTCAATAGTGATTTGGATGAGTGGAATGAGAAGTCGCTAGATGCACGTAGCGCAGCTGTAGCAGAGCAAGGGCGTCGTGCTCAGGAGTACACCCAGCAATCAGCGCAATACGTCGATGCTGCACGTAAGCACTATGACGCAGCAGAAAAGCTCAACATCCCTGATTATCAGGAGAAAGAAGACGCATTCATGCAGGTTGTTCCAGCGCCGGTAGCAACTGACATCATGCGCCTTTTCCCAGAGAAATCCGCAGCGCTCATGTATCACCTGGGGGCAAACCCAGAGAAAGCTCGCCAGTTATTGGCGATGGACGGGCAGCAAGCGCTGATTGAACTCACTCGACTATCAGAACGTTTAACTCTCAAGCCTCGTAGCAAGCCAGTTTCAGAAGCCCCTAACCCTGATGAACCAATTCAGAGGCAAGCTGTTGCAGCCAACATTTCTGCACTTGAAAAGCAGATGAATGCCGCAGCCGAAAGAGGTGATACAGAGACATATCGCAAGCTCAAGGCGCAATTGAATAAAGGATCTCGTAAATGAGCTTAAAAGAAGGCCAACTGGTCACCTACGCTATCGATGAAATCATCGAGACTGTGCAAAACCTGACGCCAATGGCGTCTAAAACCTCAAAATACACTCCTCCAGCGGCATCAATGCAGCGTTCTAGCAACACTGTCTGGATGCCGGTTGAGCAGGAAGCGCCAACCCAGACAGGATGGGATCTGACCAATAAGCAGACCAATGTTCTGGAGTTGTCAGTTAAGTGCAACATGGGGGATCCAGATAACGACTTCTTCCAGTTGCGAGCTGATGATATGCGTGACGAGCGCTCTTATCGCCGCCGTATCGCCGCATCCGCCAAAAAATTGGCGAACAACATTGAGACGGCAATTGCTAAGCAGGCAACTGAGATGGGCTCTCTGGTTGTTCATGATGCTCGCTCAATCGGTCCATCAACTGGCCTGACTGGCTGGGATTTCCTGGCATCTGCTGAAGAACTGATGTTTGCTCGCGAACTCAACCGCGACATGGGTATCAGCTACTTCATGAACCCTTCGGATTATCGCAAGGCAGGTCGTGAACTGACTGCTGGAGACATCTTTGGTCGGGTTCCTGAGGACGCGTACCACAACGGAAATATTCAGCGTCAGGTTGCTGGTTTTGATGACGTTCTGCGATCACCAAAACTGCCTACCGTCGTTGGTTCTACCGTTACCGGCGTTACTGTTACCGGTGCTCAGAAGTTTAAGCCACAGGCTTTCACTACTGACACTGACGGTAATAACGAAAACGTTGATAACCGTGTGGCAACGGTTGTTGTTTCTTCAACTACCGGCCTGAAGCGCGGCGACAAAATCAGCTTTGCTGGCGTGAAATATCTGTCTCAGATGGCGAAGAACGTACTGACCGATGACGCGACCTTCTCCATCACTCGCGTTATCGACGGCACTCATATCGAGATCACTCCTAAGCCGGTAGCGTTGGACGATGCAACCCTGACCGCAGAAGAGAAGGCGTACGCTAACGTTAACACCTCTCTGGCTGCATCCGCTCCGGTAACACTGCTGAACGTAGCCTCTACCACTGCAAACATTGGCTGGGCAGACGACTCCATTCGCCTGCTTTCTCAGCCAATTCCGGTTACGCATGAGCTGTTTGCTGGCATGAAAACTCAGTCGTTCAGCATTCCAGGCGTCGGCATTAATGGCATCTTCGCAACGCAGGGTGATATCAACACTCTGACCGGCCTGTGCCGTATCGCTGTGTGGTATTCGGCGTGTGCTGTTCGTCCGGAAGCTATCGTTGTTGGTCTGCCTAATCAGACTGCACCGTAATGAGAATGGGGCTTCGGCCCCATCTTTTTTGGAGAAGGTTATGACACAGATGGTTTTTCGCCACGGTGGCACCAAGAAGTGGAAAGGCGTTGGCTATGATTTTGAAATAATTAGCGAAGATGACCTGCAGGAGTATCTCGATGCTGGCTGGTTTGCACATCCTGATGACCTGCTAAAAGATTCTGCAGAGCCAGAGCCAGAGCCAGAAGTAAAAGAACGCAAGAAGCCGGGGCCAAAACCAAAGGGGTAGCAGATGAACCTCACAACGAAAGGTGATCTCGTTCTCGCCGCGCTGCGCAAACTCGGTGTCGCTTCAAACGCCACGCTAACCGATGTCGAGCCTCAGTCGATGGAGGACGGAGTTAACGACCTCGAGATGATGATGGCTGAGTGGCTCGGAGGGGATGACTCACCAGGAATTAGCGTGGGATATATCTTCGCTGACCCAGATATTCCCCCTGCAACTGGTGATTACCACGGGCTGGCAAACAATGCGCTCAATGCCGTGATTACCAATCTCGCATGCAGAATTGCGCCAGATTACGTGATGGAAGCATCCGGCAAACTCATTACGACCGCGCGTTACGGTAAAGAGCAACTTGTGAAGCTCTCTGCTATATCTCGCGCTCGTGACGCTAAATGTAAGTCCGGATATCCAAACCGGATGCCTATCGGCAGCGGGAACAGACTAGCTACATACAAAGGCTGGAACTATTTCCACCGCAAAGGCCCATGTGATAACGGGAGCGACTAATGCCGATTCAGCAGCTTCCATTGATAAAAGGCGTTGGTAAAAACTTCAAAACCGCCGACTACATCGACTATCTCCCGGTGAACATGCTGGCGACACCTAAAGAAGTGCTCAACAGCAACGGTTATTTGCGCTCATTCCCCGGTGTAACGAAGTTATCAGACGTTGCTGGCACATCTCGCGGCGCTGAGTTCAACACATCTCAGAATGCCGTATATCGCGTCATGGGTGGTAAGTTGTACCGGTCGGATTCTGCGGTGGGTGGTGTTTCCGGTTCGTCTCGCGTATCTCTGGCCCATGGTCGCACGTCTCAGGCTGTTTGTGTTAACGGAAATGTTGTCGAGTACCGGTACGACGGAACAGTGAAGACGATCGCCAACTGGCCTGTAAGCAGTGGGTATACGCAATATGAACTTGGCTCTGCGCGTGATGTAACCCGGCTTCGTGGGCGCTATGCCTGGGCGAAGGATAACTCAGATTCATGGTTTATTACTGACCTTGAAGATGAATCACATCCTGACCGATACAGTGCTGAGTATCGCGCTGAGTCTCAGCCCGACGGAATTATCGGCATTGGTTCATGGCGAGACTTTATTGTTTGCTTCGGTTCGTCAACGATTGAGTATTTCTCTCTTACCGGAACAACTACTGTCGGCGCGGCTATCTACGTAGCCCAACCGTCACTGATGGTTCAGAAGGGTATCGCCGGCACTTACTGCAAAACTCCTTTTGCAGACTCATATGCATTCATCAGCCACCCGGCATCAGGTGCGCCATCGGTGTACATCATCGGTTCAGGGCAGGCATCGCCAATAGCCACGGCCAGCATTGAGAAGATTATCCGCTCTTACACAGCCGATGAGCTCGCGACTGGCGTAATGGAGACTCTGCGTTTTGATGCTCATGAGCTTCTGATGATTCATCTGCCACGCCACGTACTGGTTTACGACGCATCAGCAAGCCAGAACGGTCCGCAATGGTGCGTGCTGAAAACTGGCTTATACGATGACGTATATCGCGCCATCGACTTCATGTATGAAGGTAACCAGATTACTTGCGGCGACAAACTTGAAGCGGTAACCGGTCATCTACAGTTCGATATCAGCAGCCAGTACGACAAACAGCAGGAGCACTTGTTATTTACCCCGCTATTCAAGGCAGATAACGCAAGGGTGTTCGACCTGGAAGTTGAGTCATCAACCGGTGTTGCTCAGTATGCTGACCGACTATTCCTGTCCGCAACAACTGATGGCATCAATTATGGCCGTGAGCAGATGATAGAACAGAATGCGCCGTTTATTTACGATAAACGAGTAATCTGGAAGCGCGTTGGTCGTATCAGGAAAAACATCGGCTTCAAGCTGCGCATCATCACTAAGTCACCAGTAACACTATCCGGATGTCAGGTGAGGTTAGAATAATGGCTGATGATGGATTAAAAGAACCGGTCATCATTCAGGCTACTAGCCTCGATGCTTCCATACTTCCAAGGAACGTATTCACTCAGTCCTATCTGCTCTATGTAATCGCGCAAGGTACGGACTTGGGTAACGTTGCTGGCAAGGCTAACGAGGCCGGTCAGGGGGCTTACGATGCTCAGGTTAAGAACGATGAGCAGGATGCCATCCTCGCAGACCATGAATCAAGGATTGAAGCCGCTGAAGCAACTCTCATTAACCATGAGCAGCGCATCACAGCAGCTGAGGCTACTCTTGCAGACCATGAAACAAGAATAACTGCTGCTGAAGCGGAATTGGTCGACCATGAGACAAGGATTACCGCTAATGAGGCTGAGTTAGCAGACCACGAAACGAGGATAACCCAGAACACGACTGATATCGATGGGCTCGACACGAGGCTAACCGCAGCAGAAGGAAGCATCACGACGCTGCAAACCACCGTAGCCAATCACACCACAAGAATCACCGCGCTTGAGTACGCTACAACGCGCAAGAAATCTGAGGTGGTTTACAGTGGCATTTCTCTTGTCATTCCAACTACTGGCGCAAACCTTGTCACTTTGCTTAAAGCTCTTACTCCTACCAGTGGGACGCTAGCGCCATTCTTCAACACAACGACAGATAAGCTTGTTGTTTACAACGAAAACAAGACTGTCAATTTCAAGTTGTCATTGATTGGGTCATGGCCTGGCGGAACGACAAACCGCTCTATTCAGTTAACGTTCTCCGGGGCGGTTCCGGACACGTTGGTTAACAGCAGAAACGTAGCCACAACCACAGATAACGTATTGCTGGCGACGTTCTTTAGCGTTGATGTCGGCGGGTTCCTTGCCACTAACGGCAGCACCATGACGATTCAGTCCAACGGTGCCGCATTCACGGCCACAACCATCAAAATCATTGCGGAACAGTAATGGAAATAAAGCTCATCGATAACCCGGTGAAGCTTGCAGAATTCCTCAATAATCCAGAAACAACAGGCAATATCGTAGATAGCGGTGACAAATACTACATCAAACCAGATGCGGTATATCTCGGCATCTATGAAGGCGTTCTGCTGGCTGGCGTCCATGAAGTTCGCAACTTCTGGCACAGCATTGTTGAGTGTCACGCAATTTATGACCCCGGATTCCGTGGTGAGTATGCACTAAACGGGCATCGCTTATTCTGCAAATGGCTTCTCCAGAACTCCCCATTCCTGAACAGCATCACAATGGTACCTGACACCACTAAATACGGTCGCGCGATTATCCGTCTGCTTGGTGCTACGCGCGTCGGTCATCTCGATGATGCCTATATCAGCAATGGTAAACCCGTCGGAATCACTCTCTATCAATTACCTCGCTCGAAATATGAGGAACTCTTAAATGCTAATTCATCAGATTGCCAATAAGCACCTCAACAAAGCGGTGTATCAAAAGGGTGGTGATGGCGGTGCCGGCGCACAGGCAAAGGCAACGCAGAAGGGAATCGACCTGCAGCGCGAGATGTGGCAAACGAACATGCAGAACCTTGCTCCGTTCACGCCACTTGCTCAGCAATACGTTTCACAGCTCCAGGGTCTATCTACGCTTCAGGGGCAAGGTCAGGCGCTCAATGATTACTACAACTCGCAGCAGTACAAAGACCTTGCGGGACAGGCTCGTTATCAATCCCTGATGTCTGCAGAGGCGACAGGTGGCCTTGGTTCTACCGCAACTGGTAACCAGTTAGCAGCCATTGCTCCAACTCTCGGACAGAACTGGTTATCAGGCCAGATGAACAACTACCAGAACCTGGCAAATATCGGCCTGGGTGCTTTAACTGGTCAGGCTAATGCCGGGCAGTCATATGCGAATAATGTGGGGCAGTTGTATCAGCAACAGGCCAACGCAGCAGCTGCAAACGCTAATCGACCATCCACTGGACAAAAGTTCCTGGGTGGAGCTGCAACTGGAGCGGCGGCAGGTTCTGTTGCTGGTCCATGGGGTGCTGCAATTGGTGGGGCTGTTGGTGGCCTTGGTTCATTACTTTTCTGAGGTGATAAATGGCTACGTGGCGGCAGGGTAATTCTGGCTCATTATTAGCAAGTCTTGGCGGATTAAATTCTAATGCGCCAAGAGCAAGTGATGCAGATACGGCATTGGCATACATTCGGCAGAATAATGATGACGAGCGGTCGGGGCGGAATAATATTGGCTTGCAGGCTGTCTTGGGTGCAACTAATGTCCTGCAGGGATTAAAGCAGTATGACCAAAACAAAAGACAGGGCGAGTTTCAGCAAGCGTACGGTAATGCATTTGCAACCGGCGATCGCAATGCAATGAGGCAGTTAGCTGCGCAATATCCTGAACAGTTTGATGCCGTAAGGAACGGCATGAAGTTTGTTGATGAGGATCAGAGGAACACTGTTGGAAATCTTGCAGCAAGTGCACGCCTTGCATCCTCATCCCCAGAGGCAATGGGGGCGTGGCTACAGAACAATGCTGCTGATTTATCTCGTGCAGGAATAAATCCTCAGGATGTAGCTCAACTTTATCAGCAAAACCCACAAGGATTTAGTGAGTTTGCCGATCACCTAGGCATGGCGGCCTTGGGGCCAGTTGATTACTTCAATGCCCAGGACAAGATTGTTGGTCAGGCTTTAAATCGTGACAAGCTAAACGAAACTATTCGCAGCAACCAGGCTGGAGAGGCTCTTCAGCAACGCGGGCAAGATATCACCGTTCGCGGGCAAAACATCAGCGCTCAGAACGCGGCGCTATCGCGTGAAATTCAGCGGGCCGAATTACAGGATAAGGTTCTCGATCGTCAAATCGCCAGAGAGACTAACCAGATAAAACTGGATGAGCTTAAGCAGAAGCAGGCCGATGTTCGCCAGAAAGCAGAAATAGCAAAATCTGACAGACAGGCTGCAGCGCAGGGTGCGGTTGATACGTTCAGTACGGCGCTTGATTCTCTTGGTGAGATTGAAAAAAGCCCAGGATTGTCAAAGGCAGTAGGGGTCAGATCTGCCTTCCCAACAGTGCCAGGATCTGATGCTGCAAACTTCGAGGCCCGTCTTGATACCTTCAAGGCACAGACGTTCTTGCCTATGGTAGCAAGCTTAAAAGGCATGGGGGCCTTGTCTGATGCTGAAGGTAAAAAACTATCTGATGCTGTTGGTGCGCTTAGTCCAAAAATGAGTGAGGACGCGTTCAGATCTTCAATAGGTAAAATTCGCACTCAGTTAGAAAGCAAGCTGGGGACTGTGAAGAAGCAGTTTGACTACCAGGAACCGGCAGCACCGGCGGCGCAACAACCACAACAGCAAAATGGCTACCAGTCTCTATGGGGTGATTAATGGCTAAGGCATGGAAAGACGTTATTGCCTCTCAACAGTACCAGGCATTAGCACCAGAGCAGAAAGCACAGGCGCAGGAGCAATACTTCAATGAAGTTGTAGCACCGCAAGCCGGAAACGATGCAGAACAGGCTAAACAGGCTTTCTATGCTGCTTATCCACCTCCAACGACTCAACAACCCGCACAACAATCACAGGAACCGGCACAGACACAGCAACAAGGTGGCTTCATGTCTGATCTTGGCAATGCCGCAGCAGAGACTGGACGTGGATTACTTCAGGCTGGCGTTAACTTGGCAAATATACCGGCTTCAATGGCTGACGCTGTCGCCAGTGCCGGGGCATGGGCTGGTAAGAAGCTTGGCATTGGTGACGGAACTTATCAGCCAGCACCACGCGTCACGACCCAAGGACTTGAGCAGGACTTTGGATTGCAACAAGGTGCGCTTACTCCACAGACGACGGAAGGTAAAATATTCTCTGAAGCGCTTCCATATTTGACGCCTGTTGGTGCAGAGAGAATTGCAGCGCAAGCGCCATCTATTGCTGGTCGCGTTGCTCAGGGAGCATCTCGTTTGCTGGCCGAAAACGCTGTTGGTTCATTGGCTGCAAATAGTGAGCATGATAATCCAGAAGCTCTGGCAACAGACTTAGGGACTGGTGTTGTGTTGGGCGTGGCGATTAACCAGTTAGGACGTGCAGCCGGTGCTGCTTATCGTGGAGTTCGCGGAACGATCGCGCCAGAAGCGCAACAGGCTATTCAGTTCGCTAACGCTGCTGATGTTCCTCTGCATACCACTGACGTTTTGCAGCCAAATTCCCGCGTAGGACGCATGGCTCAGACCACCGCTGAAAACATCCCATTTGCTGGAACAAGCACTATGCGAGCTAACCAGCAAGAGGCGCGTAGTCAGTTGGTAGATGAATTTGCATCACGGTTTGGTGAGTATGATCCGTCGATTGTGGTTGGTAGCCTGAAATCCAAAGCATCCGGAATCAGACAGGCGGCAGGTAGCCGTATTCAAAATGTCGAAAGCCAAATAGGAAATCTTAATGTGCAGCCATCCAGGGCAATTCAGCAGATTGATGAAGAGTTAGCAAATATGCAGCGCCTTGGAACCGTATCCGACGCTGAAACCATTTCTAAATTGCAGGCGTATCGCAATGAGCTCGATAGCGGAAATGTGGATTTCAGGCTGCTTAGAGACCTCAGAACTCAGTTCCGACAGGACGTTAAAGGTGAGCGTGTTAAGTTCATGAACAAGTCAGAGGCTGCTGTTAACCGTGTCTACAATGCTCTAACTCAGGATATGCATCAGGCTGTAGGACAGTCACTTGGTAATGAGACAATAAACAAGCTAAAACAAGCTGACGCAATTTGGGCTAATGAAGCTGAAAAGCTTAAAAACACCAGGTTGAAGACAGTTCTTCAGAAAGGGGATCTAACCCCTGAAGTGGTCAACAACATGCTTTTCAGCAAGAATAAATCGGAGGTTCAAAATCTGTACCGATCAGTCGGTCAGGTGGGGCGCGCACAAATGCGTAACGGCATCATAGGAAAAGCAATGGAGAAATCAGGCGGATCTCCAGACCAATTCCTGCGCCAGGTTAATCTGATGTCTAACCAGACTGGAATCGCTTTTAAGGGACGTGATGCTGCGTATCTGAAAGGGCTGAAGAACTATCTTGAGTCAACCAAGCGGGCAGGACAGGCTGGGGTAACAACGCCAACAGGCCAGCAGACAATCCCATTCATCTTAGGGATTGGAACTGCAACAAACCCAGCTCTAGTAGGAGCCGGTGGTGGTTATGGATTGCTGGCGAGAATGTATGAGAGTGAACCGGCACGAAACGCAATGCTTCGTCTGGCTAACACGCCACGTGGTTCTACCGCATTTGAAAAAGCGTTAGCTGAAGTTGAGAGAGCGGTTAACTCTGTTGCTCAAGGTGCAAAATCTGAAGCATTAAGCGAATAGCAGTCTACCAACTACGATGCCGCAGAGTAATAAAGCGAAGTTAAGCAAATCACGTTCCATAAAGCCTCCTTATTTTTAATCAATTATAACCCAAATTTAACGCAAAGCCGCGCAAGTTTTAGCTTCTGCGGATTTGCTGCGCCTGGAGAACAGCAATGCCAGATATCGTACCTAACATCGTCGTGAGCCAACCAGCTCAGTTATTCACATTGGCTCGTTCATTTAAAGCCAACGCTAATGGTAAAGTTTATATCGGTAAGATTGATACTGACCCGGTAAGTCCTGCGAACCAGATTCAGGTTTATCTTGAGAATGAGGATGGTAGCCATGTACCAGTAGCTCAGCCGCTTATCATCAACGCTGGAGGGTACCCAGTATATAACGGACAGATTGCGAAATTTGTGACCGTTGAAGGGCATTCCATGGCTGTGTATGACGCATATAATACGCAGCAGTTCTACTATCCAAATGTGCTTAATTATGATCCAGACCAATTTAAAATATCGTTATCTAGCGCAATGGGATTTGGATATATTGGAGGGGCTAATTATAGTCTTATTCGATCATATTCAGGAGAATTGATTAAATGTTATTGTTACGGTAGAGAAAATAACTTTGATGGAGGGTGTGGTTTTTTTGAGGTAGACCCCTTCGATACAACATCACCTGACAATGATGGCACAACATTAATTGATTCCGTCGGTAGGCGATGGAAAAGAAATTTCGAAGGTGATGTTTATTTTAAGTGGTGGGGACCAGATTTAACAGGTGGAAGTGATGTTTTATCTAAATTGAATTCAGCATCATCATTTGCTGCTTACCATAAAAAAAGGCTAGTCCTTCCATCCGGGATAGTTGGTGTTTCTGATGAGTTTATTCCAGCGGATGGCTTGGAAATATGTGGATATGGAAACTCTCTTGCCTCAGGAAACGCCTATAGTACGGTCATAAAGTGGATAGGCCCGGTTTCTACAAAAAAAGCAGTCATAAGATGTTCTAGGTCTCCAGTAGGTGAAACTCCCACAGAACCAGTAAACGGAGTAAGAATATCCAACTTAATGGTTGACGCTGACAATAAGGCGACTCATGGATTTTATTTCAGATATTTTACTAATGAATCACATTGCGACCAAATAACAGCAATAAAAGCCAGGGAGTGTGGTATTGCCATTTATCAATCATGGTTCTGCTCATTTGGAACCATTGTCGCCCATGATAATTATGGGCAGGGAGTTGTGATAGGCTACCCGATAGTTGGTGAAACCGGAGATCTCGGAGTTCAGTCGGTAAACTTCAGCAGAATTAGGACGCATACTAATGGCCTGACACATGACTTTGTGCCTGATGCTGGTTCACCTACAAGATATAAAGGCGCTGGCCTGATTACGCGTAGCAATGGGTGTACATATAATAATATTCAGTCAGAGCAAAACTTTGGTTTTGGATGGATAGAAACCTCACCGAGATCCTCAAACGAATTTGGAAGTTATTATACTGAGTTTAATGGCGTATCTGATGGTTCCAATGGGTATGGATTTTTAAGCCCTGATGATATAGGAGGCTTCAAAAGCACAGTTATTAATTCAGTAACACTCTTTTCAAGAGAGCAATTCATAAACGAGTCAGAAAAACCAGTATGCATTACTAACTTCTCGAAAGCGGTTGATGCATTTAATAGTGTATTCTCTGGTTCTGGTGGATTTAGAATCCTAGGGGGAAACTCTGAAATTATTACACAATATCAGAGTGAGGCAAATTGGGCGCAAACTCTGTATGCAATACCATATACAGTTTTTAGAGCTAAATTTATGCTAAATACAACTAGTTCATTATATGATGCAGTGTATCTTCCACCAGGAGCAACAAACATTAAAATTCATGTTCTTATAATGGAAAACTTTTCTAGTGGAGGTAAGTTTACTATAAACGGAAATGGTTCTCCAATAGCATACTATGATATTACATCGCCTGTCAGTGCTGGATTTACCATAGAAAAGGACATTTCAGGTCTGACAAGCCAGGCCCTTATACTTAGCATGGCTTCTACAACAATAACATCTGCTATTCCTGCCATATTTATGATATCTATTGGCAGGTTCAACAACGGAGATTACTCTAAACTGTTTAAATTTAGATGATGGTTTTATTTTAACCAGTTATTAGTGATCATGCTTGCCACATATAATATGTGACAAGCATGATAAATGGAACCTTACTAGAAATAATTAAATAGCATTATCGAAAACTACTACAGCGATCCCATCTTTAATATATATTGAATATTCAATATTTTTAATCAATGGTAAAATACCTTCTTTTTTGAAAGACAGAGCCATATCCTTATTTTTTGACTCTATGCCATAACCCTCACTAACGCCGATGAGTCCTTTATTCACCATTTGGTATGTTATTAGAAACTCACTAGATCTGCTTACTGAATGATAGATTAATGGTCTATCATTTGCCAATAACTCCGCTCTCTTATTAAGCCGGATTTTCCCCACTGTATTTATTTGTTTAATTCCTTCAATGTTGATTAAATCGTGGGCTACCATACTAATAACATAATCTTCAAACTCCCTTTGCGCATTTAATGCGTTTGACATTTGAGCGCTAAATGAAAGAACAGTAACTATTGGAATTAAAGCTATAAACTTTATTTTAACTGATAAATAAGAAATTAGTATTGCTAAAACTACGAAAGAACACGAAAAACTAACAAATGTTCTTGGGAATACAGGAGCATCAGCCAATAAAATAGTTGGTCCTGGTAATGATATGTACAATGAAAAAATAATAGTTGCAATTGTTAGTAACCTAAAAAACAAAGAATCTCTATCAATGTAAAGAGATTTAATGATAGCCATTAAGACGAAAAATAAAGGAATTAGAAAATAATATATCGTATGGCCTGTTATAAATTGCTCTATTAGTGAATTTATTCTATGAAATGTACCAAAAGCCTGATCTATTCCTTTGTGGTCAAGTGATATTAATTGTGCTCTTTTATTTGAAGCCCCCCAAATATTAGCTACACTAATGTAATAAATTATGTAATAAGATATAAAAACCACACATCTAAGGAAAATTGTTTTTGCAAATATCTTTAAAGTAGATCTACTATTAATAAGTAATGATGCAGACTCTACGGCTATTAAGCCAATATATATATTGGCGCATGGTTGATATAAAGATAGGGATGCAACACCCATCGCTATCTTTGAGGCTGTGCTTATATAAATGTTTGCATGTGAGTAAGTGTATGAGCAAAGACTAAGTAAAAGAGCTAGGGACATACCCAATGAATCAAATCTGTAAGCAAAATTCTGAAGAAAGTAAGGGTTGAATATAATCAACGAGGCACAAAATGTGGCTGATGGAACACCTTTTTGTAAAAGAAATCTTTGTAAATAAAGACATGCAAGCGCAATGAAGAAAGCTGAAATGATAAGGTTGTAAGGGAATATGTCTAGAAGTTTATCCCCACTTGATGATGCTAGCATTATTACTATATCTGCCAATGGTCTACCTAGAACACCCCACCCATAGTACCCATTAATTGATCTATGTAGATCATCTCTAAAATACAACCCATAATGCATTAATGGATATATAAAAACCAGCGAAAAAAAGAACATTATCGCTAGCGTTTTCTTTTCATTATCTCGTACAAAATAACTCATAAGTCGCCTATTTCTTTAGTATGTATTTTGGTCGATTTTTTGTTTCTATGTAAATACGTCCTATGTATTCACCTAAAACACCTATTCCTATAAGTTGAATTCCACCTAGGAATAGAATTGATACTATTAATGATGGGTATCCTGGGACGCTGTTGCCAAATATAACCTTATCTAAAATCATCCATATGCCATACAGGAATGAAATTCCAGCAACAAATAATCCAATATATGTCCACATGCGCAATGGGAAAGTTGAGAAACTGGTGATTCCTTCAATCGCGAGATTCCACAACTTCCAGCCATTGAACTTGCTGTCACCAGCTATGCGTTCTGCGCGAGCATACTCGACGACGTCAGTCTTTCCACCAACCCAGCTAAGGATGCCTTTCATAAACAGGTTGCGTTCAGGCATTGATTTAATGCTCTCAACCACTTCACGCGACATAAGCCGAAAGTCGCCGACGTTTTCCTCAATCTTCGGATTGCTAATTCTGTTGTGTAGCTTGTAGAACCACTCAGCAGATTTACGCTTTAACCTTCCATCGGTAGAGCGGTCTGTTCTTTTAGCCAGAACCATATCAGCGCCATCTTGCCATTTTTCAATGAGGTTAGGGATGACATCGATAGGGTCTTGCAGATCAACATCGATTGGAATGACCGCTTCCCCGGTAGCATTATCAAGCCCTGCAAACAGGGCTGGCTCTTTACCAAAGTTACGGGTGAACGACAGGGGCACTACCAATTTATCAGATACAGCGAGTGCATTGATAATTGACTCTGTTGAATCGCTGCTTCCGTCATTGATGAAGACTATCTCAATTTCGTGCTCTTTTAGGCCTTCAAACTCGCGTACTGTTTTATAAAATATGGGTATCGTGGCCTCTTCATTAAAGACCGGAACGACTAAAGAAATTTTCATTTCGCATCCCTAAAGACAATGAATTTTGAATAGATAAATCCTGCTACCAGGCTGAAACCAGAAAATGCAATCAGTGTGATTAGTGCTGGTGCATGAAGGCGATCTGCAATGTAACCGGTAAGAGTCGCCACACCACCCATAAAGATGACAAAAGCAACATACCTACCCGTTGTTGCCTTGGATTTAAACGTCCATTTGGCATTGACAAAAAAGCTGAACGTGACTGCAACGCAGAATGCGATCAGATTAGATATCGCCTGGTTCATGCTCATCAAACTAAACAATGCAGAGAAGCACAACCAATGAATTGCTGTGTTAAGCACGCCAACGGAGAAATATCGACTAAATAGCTTTAACATTATAAAAATCAGTGAATTCTTAGAGGCCGAAAGTTTAGCATTTGAAAGCGGATCGATCGACTAGTGAAGTTGGTGGGTGAGACAAAAGCGGGACACGCAAAGCTTTGCATCGGTTTGCAAGGCTTTGTGCTGCTTTCCTATGATACTTTCTCATCAATCCAGTCTGCCCACCACTGCATCATTTCCCGGCGCGTATCAAGATAAGCTGCGTGGTTGTATACTGAGCGGGTTCCTCCGCTTACGTGTGCTAGTTGCATCTCTATCGCGTCACTGTTCCAGTGTTTCTCGTTTAGTACGGTACTGAACTGGTGCCTGAACCCGTGGCCGCTTGTCTGCCCTTCATAGCCAATGCTACGAATCACGCCAAGAACAGCGTTCTCGCTGATTGGCTTCTTCCTGTCGTTTCTTCCTGGGAAGCAAAGCGAATACTGACCGGTTATATGCTGCAATACTTTAAACAACTCAACGACCTGATCTGACATAGGGACGATATGAAGCTTCCTGCCTTTCATTACAGATGGGTCTATGCTGATAATCCTGTTCTCATAATCTATTCCTGACCATACCAGCGATCTCATCTCGACGGTTCTCATGGCTGTATAGTGCAATACCTGCGCTGCAATCTTCATTACTATCCAGCCGCCGTACGCGTTCAATGCGCGCTGAAATTCATGTATGCGATGCATGGGAAGAAAAGGGTAGTTATTCTTGCGATATCCTTTCATGGCCCCAGCAAGGTCAGGAGACGGATTGTATTTAGCCCTGCCTGTTACTATCGCATAACTGAATACCTCACCGCATCTGCGCCTCGCTTTATCAGCGCGTTCCATTGCGCCCCTGTCCTCGAATAGCCTGATGACCTTCAGCAGAGTCATTGGCTCTACTTCTTCCATGCGTAAATGGCCGATGATCGGAAGTATGTCATCCGTGAACATGCCCATCATCTCGTCAGCATATCCTTTCGACCACACTTTTGATTTGTGAGCATGCCATTCGCGGAAAATGTCACCGAACGAATCGGCTACAGCCTCTTTCTCTTTCTTCTTTATAGCTTGCTTTTGTTCTGCCGGATCAACACCTGCCAGCAACTTCATTTTTGCTTCTGACTGCTTTGACCTGGCCTCTGTGAGAGATATTTGAGGGTATGGTCCGATAACCAGCGTCTTTTCTTTTCCGTCGAACCGGTACCGCATGCGCCACACCTTTTTCCCTGACGGGGGAACGAACAGAAATAGACCTCCAGCATCTGTAAGGCGATATGATTTTTCCGCAGGCTTTGCTGCGTCGATTTGCTTTACCGTAAGCAT